GATTATGGCTACATCCGGAAGCAAAGATTTTGAACTTGATGTTGCAGAGTATGTCGAAGAGGCATTTGAACGCTGCGGTCTTGAAGTTCGGACGGGTTACGATTTAAAATCCGCAAAGCGGTCTTTGAACCTATTGCTGGCGGACTGGGCTAACCGTGGTCTAAACCAATGGACAATTAAACAACGCACTATTACGATGATTCCCGGCACCGGTGAATACAACGTAGGCACGGACGTTATTGATATTCTATCTGTTGTTGTCCAGCGTGATGGCACAGACTACTCTCTATTACGTTTGAGCCGCGATGGTTATTTGACTATTCCTAACAAGACCACCCAAGGTCGAGTTAACCAATTCTTCTTAGATCGACAGGTTTCCCCTAACTTAAAGCTATGGCCAGTCCCTGATAACAACACCGATGTTGTTTATTATGACGCGTTAACGCGTATGGACGATGCCGACATCTACACAAACACTATGGACGTACCTTTTAGGTTTTATCCTTGTTTAGCCGCAGGGTTAGCTTATTATCTGGCATTAAAAAGGGCTCCAAATCGTGTTCAGATGCTAAAAGCTATGTATGAAGAAGAGTTTGAAAGGGCCGCAGTAGAGGATAGAGACCGTTCTTCCTTTAACGTTGCGCCCCAGTTTGATTATTACAGGGTAGGCTGATGGGTAAATATGCTTCAGGCAAAGAATCTTACGCGATCTCAGATAGGGACGGTTTCCGCTACCCTTATCGCCTGATGAAAAAAGAATGGAACGGCCTTTTGGTTGGACCAGACGAGTGGGAGGCTAAACAGCCTCAGTTGGGTCCTTTTCGTAAAGTGTCTGACCCGGAAGCTTTGCAAAATGCACGTCCGGATCGAGTTGAGCCCTTAGATGTTTACGTGGGAGTGCCTTTAGTGATTGCACCTACTTTACTTCCCGTGCAGGCGTTCTCGCAAGTTGGAACAGTGACGGTGACCACATGAGTTTTACATACGCACAGCTAGAAACAGCTATTCAAGACTATACAGAGAACACTGAAACGTCTTTTGTTAGTAATTTGTCTACCTTTATTACGCAGGCAGAGGAAAGAATACTTAAAAGTGTTCAGTTAAGCCTTTTCCGCAAGAACGTAAGCGGTAGCATGGCCAATGCTAATCGGTTTTTGGCTTGTCCTAGTGACTATTTAGCACCTTTTTCCTTATCTTTTGTTGATGCCAGCAGTGATCACGTCTTTTTAGACTTTAAAGACCCTGATTATGTGCAATCCTTTAACCCAGATGCAGCAACTGTTGGTTTACCCCGATATTACGCTGTTTATGACGTAGATAACTTTATTTTAGGACCTACTCCAAATGCAGCGTATAATGTAGAATTACATTACTTTTATAGGCCTGCTAGTTTGACTGCGGGAGCCGCGGGCGGAACAACATGGCTTAGTGAGAATGCTTCGATAGCTTTGTTATACGGTTCTTTGATAGAGGCGTACATATTCATGAAGGGTGAGCCCGACATGATGGCGCTATACGAGAAACGGTTTACTGAAGCGATTTCTGGAATGAAGATGTTTGGTGAGGCTAAAGAAGTAACGGACGAATACCGTACTGGACAAGTCAGAAGGCCTAAACAATGAATGATTCAGGACTAGGTAAGGTGCCAACTTTCAAAGTGGACGTACACACCACTAATGGAAGGGGCTTTACGCCAGAGGAGATTGCGGAGAGGTGTGCTAACAAGATTATAGCCATTTCTGATGACGCAAACCCTGCAATTCGGGCGCAAGCTCACGCTTTTCGAGGAGAGTTACTTAAAACCCTCGTATTCTACATGCGTGAGGCTGTTAAGTCTGATAGAACTACTGTGTATAACGCTTTAACCGACGCAGGCCAAACAGAGCTTGCTAAATATATAAGGAGACTGTGACCATGGCCTTTTCAGGAAACTTCATGTGCACCAGCTTTAAGAAAGAATTGCTGTATGGTGCCCACGATTTCGACGCGTCAAGCGGCGATACATTTAAAATTGCGCTTTATACAAGCTCGGCAACGCTTAATGCTGCGACGACTGCGTATGCGACTACTAACGAAGTTAGTGGTACTAACTACGTGGCAGGCGGCGGGACTTTAACCCCGGTGGACCCTACCTCGTCAGGAACGACAGCTTTGCTGGATTTCGTAGACGAAACGTGGTCTAGCGCCACCATTACGGCTCGGGGAGCGTTGATTTACAACACTACTCCGAATACGACGTCTATCTCTCTATCCAACCCAGCAGTAATTGTTCTGGACTTTGGCGGAGATAAGACATCGACAGCCGGTGACTTTACGGTGGTGTTTCCGACGGCTGATGCAAGTAATGCGATTATTCGGATAGCGTAATGGCTGACGTAACCGTCTACTTTAGAGGCTGGAATTCTGTCAGTCAAAGTTGGGGCGGTGGTCCTTGGGGCCAGAATGAGGCACTTCCGGGATCAGTCGGAGGTGTGGGCACAGTAAGTGTCGTCGCCGAGGCAAATGCCCTCGTCACCGGATTAGCAGCAACCGCCAGTGTTGGTGGAGTTACTGTTACCGCAGATGCAAACGCAAACGTTACAGGTGTAGCGGGAACGGGTGTTGTTGGTGCGGTTACCGTAGATGCCGCCGCTAATGTCCCTGTTACAGGTTTAGCCGCTACGGGAAGTGTTGGCGGAGTTACCGTAGTAGCAACCGCAAACGTTTACCCGATAGGTCTCGCAGCAACAGGCGTAGTTGGTACAACCACCGTCGTTGCCGATGCAAACGTAAGCGTAACCGGGCTTGCAGGCACTGCAAGTGTTGGCGCAGTTACGGTAAAAACTGGACAAACCATTGTAGTTACGGGTGTTCAGGCAATAGGACAAGTTGGTAGCGTCGTCGCAAATGCAGACGCTATCGTTAATGTAATAGGAGTCAATGCAACTGGGGTTGTTGGACAAGTGCTGGTTTATGGAAGTATTGTGCCGGATCAAAATCCGAACTATACTAATATTACACCAAGTCAGAATCCGACGTGGACGGAGGAAGTGCCAAACCAGAGTGCTAATTGGACAAAAATAGCAGCGTGAGGAATTAAAGATGCCCAGTACATATACAGTTAACCTCGGGATTGAAAAACCGGCAACCGGTGAGCAATCAGGTACATGGGGTGATACAGTCAATGATAACTCTAATATATTAGACGAAGCCATTAACGGGGTCGTTTCGATAACGCTCGCCGCAGCAGGTTCGTCTGGCTCCCCCAATCAAATTGCTATCACCAACGGTGCCTCGTCTACCGGTCGTAATAAATGGATCGAATTTGCCGATGGCGGCGATTTAGGTGCTACGGCGTATGTGGAACTGATTCCAAACGACGCTGAAAAAATATGCTTTATCCGGAACAGCCTTGCTGGCAGCCGGTCTATCCTTCTTTTCCAAGGTACATATAACGCAAGCAACGATCTTGAGATCGCGGCAGGCACTGACGTGGTTGTTAAGTTTAGCGGCACGGGCACAGGCGCGACCGTAGTCAACATCAACGCTAACTTGAAGGTTGACGGAATTGTTGCGACGACTGCTGATATTAATGGCGGCACAGTTGATGCCACTGTTATAGGCGGATCAACCGCTGCGGCTGTTACAGGCACCACGGTTGTTGCTAACACCAGCCTTAATATTGCTGCCGATGGCGCGACGGTCACCGGGATCAAAGACGAAGACAACATGGCGTCTAATAGCGCCGTAAAACTGGCCACTCAACAGTCTATCAAGGCGTATGTTGATGCCCAAGTCGCCACGGTCGATACCCTTTCGGAAGTTCTTGCCATTGGCAATACCTCTGGCAGCACTGACATCAACATGGACACTACACAGAAAGTGCAGTTCCGAGATGCAGCCATTTACATAAACTCCAGCGTAGACGGTCAATTAGACATTGTTGCTGACGCTGAGATTCAAATTGCGGCGACTACGATTGACATTAATGGCGCGATTAACGCCAGTGGTGAAATCATTGCAGCCTCGCTAGACATTTCTGGCAACATCGACGTTGACGGGATTACTAATTTAGACGTCGTCGATATAGACGGCGCAGTTCAAATTGATGCCGCGGTTACCGTGGGTGTTGATGACACCGGCCATGACGTTAAGTTCTTTGGTGCCACGGGCGGCAAGTATATGCTCTGGGATCAAGCTACGGACACGTTAAACGTGGTGGGTTCTGTAGAGTTTGATTCATTGTCTGGTACAGGCGCAGTCGCCATAACGGACATTAAAGACGAAGATAACATGGCGTCAAACAGCGCCACGATGCTTGCCACACAGCAAAGTATTAAAGCCTATGTAGACGCGCAGGTCGATACCGTTGATACGCTGGCCGAAGTGCTGGCGATTGGTAACACCTCCAGCGGCACAAACGTCGAGCTTACTACAACAGATAAAGTCCAGTTCAGAGACGCCGCTATTTACCTTAACTCTAGCGTAGACGGTAAGCTTGATATTGTTGCAGACACTGAGATACAGATAGCTACAGCCCTTGTTGATCTGAACGGTAACTTAGATGTTAGTGGTACGTTAGCTGTTACGGGAACTAGTCAACTAGGTAGTCTTGATTTGTATGACAGCGGTACTGACTCAGTAGTGTCGGCAGATTCGTCACACGACTTACAACTAAGAGCTAGGACAGGACAGGTAGTTGATTTGTATGCAGATGGTAGCCTGCACGCTACTCTTAGCTCAACAGGCTTAAATGTCACTGGAACCGTCACAGCCACAGGCACTTCAGTATTCGCATCCCTAGACATCTCAGGCGACATAGATGTTGACGGAACGTCAAACCTAGACATTGTAGATATTGACGGCGCTGTGGATATGGCGTCTACACTTCAAGTCGATGGAGCCGCCACGTTTGATTCTGGGATAAGGGCTAATGGAACTCTAGCTTCACCGCCGATTGTACGCATTAATAATAGTGGTGGCACATGGACAGCGGGCGACGAGACAGGGCGCTTACAGTTCTACACCACAGATCCTAGTGGAACAGGGGTGCGTGAATTAACATCAATTCGTGCCGTCACTAATACTGGTGGAGTGACAGGTGACGGGACGTTAGAGTTTTGGACAGCGGCATATAACACCTCAGCCGTTAAATCACTAGAGATTGATGGACGGACTGGAGCCTTAATCACAACCCCCGCCGCAGGAGGCCATGCGGTATTTAACGAAAATGGCGTAGACGCTGACTTCCGCGTTGAGTCTGATGCGGACACCCATGCCTTGTATGTTAACGGAGGAACCGGCACAGTAAACGTAGGAAGTGCTTATGGAGGAGCCTCAAAATTTACGGTTTCTCAATCGGCTAATGAAATAGTTTGTTACCTTACGAAAACCGCCGCTACTGTCAATAATTCCGATCCCTCTATTATATACCTTCAAACACCTAATGACTCGGTAATTCAAGATGGTTACAAAATGGTTACATTTGCCGATTCTGATACGGTACTTGGAAGTATATCTACAGCCGCCACTTCTACCAATGTTGCATACAACACCTCTTCTGATGAACGATTAAAAGAGAACATCGTAGACGCAAGGTCACAGCTTGATACGCTCCTAGCCGTTAAAGTCAGGGAGTATGACTGGAAAAAGAATGGCTTTCACTCTACAGGCTTCATTGCCCAAGAACTCCACGAGAATTTCCCTGAAGCCGTTACAGTGGGGCTTGAAGATGAAAACAAACACCCTTGGTCTGTTGATTACGGAAGACTAACGCCTTTCATCATTAAAGCGATGCAAGAACAACAAACATTAATTGAAGCATTAACCGCAAGAATAACCGCACTAGAAGGAGCATAATCATGGCAGTAACAACAACGTGGTCAGTACAAAACATGACCCACACCGATGCAGACGGAGGCGTATTCCAAGTGATTTGGCAATGCCTAGCACAAAACGAGGGTGGCCCTGAAAGCGCAGTAGAGGCAGGCAAGTTTGTCACCACTTACGACGCGTCAGCCTCCGGGTTCGTCCCCTATGCCGACCTAACCGAAGCAGAAGTTCTGCAATGGGTTTGGGATAGCGAAGGGTTCGACAAAACCGAGATCGAAGCTAATCGCACCGAAAGGGTAGACGCGCAGATCGTTAAAAACGCGACTACCGCTACAGGAGTACCTTGGACGGAGGCGGCATAATGGAATACTTACTGGATATTTACGTCCTCGTAACGTCCGTAGTAACCATTGCCAGCATAATCTGTAACTATACCAACACGCCTAAAGACGATGCTTGGGTAGCCACTGCCTATAAAGTGCTGGAACAATTCGCTTTTCTAGGTAGTAAAGCTAAACAATAACTTAAAAAAGGAGATCACTATGTCTGAGAAAAAAACAAAGACTATCACGATCAATGACGTTGAATACACCGAAGACCAGTTAACCGATCAACAAAAGACGATGGTAAACCACGTTGGCGACCTTGATCGAAAAATTAGGTCTACTCAGTTCAACTTAGATCAACTTCTAGTAGGCAAGAACGCCTTTATGGAGTTGCTGACAACCTCGTTGGCTTCAGAAGACGAAAAGGGATGATATGCCACTTACTAAGTTACAGTTCCGCCCCGGCGTAAATAGAGAGACTACCTCGTATTCTAATGAGGGTGGTTGGTTCGACTGTGACAAAGTAAGGTTTCGGTTTGGAACTCCAGAGAAAATCGGCGGGTGGGAAAAACTGTCTGGGCAAAGCTTTTTAGGCACCGCTCGGGCGCTACACCCCTTCGTCGCTCTGGACGGAACAAGCTTTCTTGGCGTTGGTACGCACCTAAAGTATTACCTTGAAGAAGGTGGTGGCTTTAACGACATTACCCCGTTGCGTGTAACTACCGCCGCGGGCGCTGCTACGTTTGCCGCGGCCAACGGATCATCTACTATTACGGTCACAGACGCCAACCACGGGGCTAACGAGAATGATTTCGTTACCTTTTCCGGTGCCGTATCGTTAGGTGGTGTTATCACTGCCGCCGTATTAAACCAAGAATACCAAATATTTAACATTGTAAACACCAGCTCTTACCAAATAAAGGCAAGAGCGGTTGCAACCGTTGCTCAAATTACCGTAGATGGGCAGTACACGCCTACTCTTATTGTAGCCAACGGCTCTGACACCGGAAACGGCGGCGGTTCTGTTGTCTGTAAATACCAAATTGTAACGGGACTGGACACCACGGTTTCCGGAACAGGTTGGGGTGCGGGAACATACAGCCGTGGCACGTGGGGATCGGGCGCTAGTCTTACAGCGGTTGGTGATATCCTTCGGATTTGGACCCACGACAACTTTGGTGAAGACTTAATCATTAACGTCCGCGATGGTGGTATCTACTATTGGGACAAATCAACAAGCTCGGCTCCTTTTGCGCGGGCCGTGGCGCTTTCGGATTTAGCCGGGGCCGACGCAACGACACCTACGGTAGCTAAACAAGTTTTAATATCGGATCGCGACAGGCACGTCATTGTGTTTGGGTGCGATGCGCAAAACAATATCGGCGTACAAGACCCGCTTTTGATTCGTTTCTCAGACCAAGAAAACCCTTTAGTGTGGACAGCACAGCCTACTAACACCGCGGGTGATTTGCGGATTGGTACGGGGTCAGAGATTATAACGGCGGTTGAAACACGTCAGCAAATCCTTGTGTTTACAGACCGCTCGCTTCACGCGATGCAGTATTTAGGGCCTCCGTTTACTTTCGGAATTAGTTTAATTTCTGAAAATATTACCATCGCTAGTCCGCTTTCTGCTATTGCGGTAGACGATTCAGTATATTGGATGGGCGAAGAAGAGTTTTATGTCTACACAGGACAGGTGCAGAAGCTGCCTTGTTCTGTCCGATCTTACGTGTTTGGAGACTTTAATACGTCCCAGATAGAGAAGGTTACGGCGGCTGTTAACTCTAGTTTTTCTGAAATATGGTGGTTTTATCCTTCCGCGGGCTCTGAAACTAACGATAAATATGTTATTTTCAACTACCAAGAGCAGGCGTGGTACTACGGAACAATCGCTCGGTCCGCATGGATTGATAGGGGGATTGCTCAGTATCCTATTTCAGCCGGTTTAGACGGATACTTGTATTACCACGAGTTTGGTCAAGATGACGGCAGCGTTAACCCGCCTGCGGCAATACCTTCTTTCATTGAAAGCAGTCAAATGTCTATTGGTGCGGGAGATAACTTTGTATTCTTGTCCCGGTTAATCCCAGATGTAACGTTTGACGGGTCTAGTTCACCAACGCCGTCGGTATCAATGACACTTGAAACAAGACAATTCCCCGGTACAGCGTATACTGGTACAAAAAGTAACACTGTACAGAGATCAGCAACTGTTCCAGTAGAGCAGTTTACGGATCAGGTGTTTGTTCGGTTAAGGGGTCGATCTTTTGCTTTTAAGATTGATTCTACGGATACGGGAGTGGAATGGCGTTTAGGAACACCTCGTGTTGATCTACGACCGGACGGCAGACGATGAGTAGAGGACTTGTACAACCTTTATTCCCTAACCCTCCAGAGGGTTATGATCAACGATACCAGACGGAAGTTATGCGAGCGTTCTCGGTATTTTTGCAACAAGTAAATAATCCGGGACCTTGGCAAGCGTCTGCTTTGACACTTCCGAACCTGCAAACAGATAACGTAGGCCTTCCTTTAGGCGGTGTATTTCAATATGGAGACGAGTTACGGATTACCGTGGCTAATCTACCATACGCCAGAGGGTCACAAGCAACGGGAGCCGTAGGTCAAACTACGGTAGTAATAACATGACTGTTTTAACAATGCCTGACGGCAGTAAATGGAAACCTTCTACTAGCCTCGACGAGGTTCACTGTGTTAATTGTAATAACGTAGTGGACACTCCGGCTGAAATAGCCTCATATCCGAACGGAAATTGCACAGAATGCGGTTCTTCGTGGACGGGAGACGAGAAGAGAAGTACAATAATACAGGTAACCATGCCTGAAAGCATTACTGGTGGAGCGGGATAATGGCAAAATTAGCAAAAGAAATTGAAGTAATCGTTGAAGAACCCGAAATAGAAGTAGTTATTGAAGGTGTTGAAACGGACTCCGAAGACGAAAATGTTGAAGATACGTCCACTGAACTATCTGTTCCAGAAGGTGGTATCGGTGGTTTTGCTATGTCTGAAGAAGACTTTGCCGTTCTTGAAGCCGAAGAAGCTAAGAAAGAGTTTGGCGAAGCCGGTTTAGGCCAGTTTACCGCGGTTGCTAAGAAAATGGCAGGCTATGGTCGCTTTGGCGATGATAGTGTTGCACACATTCAAACAGGTGAGATTGTTGTTCCTCTTGCCTTGATCGAAAACAATCCCGCCCTAAAAGAACAGATTTTTAAGAATTTACGCGATAACGGTATCGAAGACCCTGAACAGTACGTTGTGGGCAGCGAGGCCAACAGTATTAACCCTGAAACAGGCTTGATGGAGTTTGGATTCTTTTCCAAGCTTTGGAAGGGCATTAAGAAGGTTGTTAAAGCTGTTGTTAAGGTCGTCAAGAAGATTGCTCCAATTATCTTGCCTATCGCATTAGCCTTCACGCCTCTCGGACCAATTTACGGTGCGGCGATGGGTTCTGGTATTGGAACGCTTATAAATGGCGGCAGTATTAAGGACGCTTTGAAGTCCGCTCTTATTTCTGGTGCTACGGGTGCCGTGTTCCAAGGCTTTACTGGAGCAGAAGCTACATTTGGGGCAAACGTCCAAGCGGGACTTGCTGACCCATTAGGTCGTATAAGCCAAACTGCGTCGGGTGCTATGACAAGTGCCGGTAACGTGTTTGGATCAGAAGCTACTAAAGCCGCCAACCTTACTGGCGGAGCTGGGGGTGGTGCAAAACAAACCTTCTTCAGTGATTACATTGCTGCGGCTCCCGGAGTCTCTAAAGTTCCGGGTAAAGTAGACTCATTTGGCGGCGATTCGTACATTAATGCTGACGGCGCGGTTGTAAACTCCCAAGGTCAGCTATTAGACGCTAGTGGTAACGTTATTATTTCTGAAACACCTATCGCAGACGCCGCAACAGAATCTGTTGTTGATACTGGTGGAACTACCGTTAGTGAAAGTATTAACGTTGACGACCCCGGTTTCATGGAAAAAGCCGGAGATTACATTAAACGTGGGGGTAAGACCGAACTTGAATTAGCTGAAGCGGCAACTACGGCAGAAAACAAGTATCTTGCAAGCATGGCAGACAAGGGTATAACGCCAACCGACGCTGGTTTAAAGGCTGCTATAAAATCGAGTCAACCCGGAATGCTGGCTAGGTTTGGACCTACTGCCGCAATTGCTGGAATTGGAGCCGCAGGTGCTGGTTTCTTTGACGTACCCGAGCAAGAAATGCCCGGATTAGTACAACGCCAAGAAGACGGTACAGTAACTACAGGTGCCGACCTTATTGCCGCCGATCCGGCTAAGTATCTAGTTGCAGACCTTGGTGCTACCCGTTTGAATCCAGACACAGGTGAGTACGAAGAAGTTGAAAACGAGTACACCGTTGAAGCGCCAGATACTTCTATGTATACCGTTCCAACCAACTACCCTATGCAGCAACAAGCTATTTCAGAGAACGGTTATCTGATGGCCAGTAACCCCGGTGGTCCGTTTGCACGTCCTTATGTGCAAGGAGCCGCTGAAGGTGGTCCTATCTTCCCTCGCCGTAATGGGGGTATTGCTCCTACTGAAGGAGTTCAAGGCCAAGACAGTGTTCGAGCCATGTTAATGCCCGGTGAGTTTGTAATGACTACCGACGCAGTACGAGGCTTGGGTAACGGAAACCTTAACAACGGTATCAAGAGTATGTACTCTGTAATGAGAAATCTTGAGAGTCGTGGGAGGAATACAGCGTAATGGCTGAAACTTCAGAACAGATTGTCCGCGAAGCACCCGAAATTGAGGCCTACAAGCTAGGTCTCCTTCAATCGGCAAAACAACTTGCGGACCAAGGCATTGAAATACCGCCTCAAATGGTTGCGGAAATGTCTGGCCTCCAGATTAAGGCAACTGAACTCGCGGAAGCGGGTATTGGTGGTTATCAGCCTTATTTACAGGAAGCCGGTTATACATTAGGCGACGCTCAACAAGCTCTTGGTAACACAATGGCGGGAGCTTTGCCATTCCAAGCTGAAGCTGGCGACTTGATGCGTAATGCCGCGGCTAACGTAACAGGTCAAACTACAGCGGCTCAAACTGGTATTCAAAATGCGATAGATTATGGCGCGGGTGCTACTGAAACAGCAACCACGGGCCTCGGGACAGCCGCCGCCGGAGCACGGGCCGCGGCTCTTGCCGGACAAAATGCGAGCGGTGCCGCTTCTGGCTTGATGCCGGGAGTCGTATCTAATGCTCAGTTAGGAAACAATGCGGCGTTAGCACAGGCTCAAAATGCTGTAAATGTTGCCGGACAAACGGGCGTCGCTACAACTCTTGGAGAGCAGTTAGCTTCTTCAACGGATGCGGCGCGAGCAGGCACTACAACAGCCGGTCAAAATGCTTTAAATGCTGCTGGGACTGCTCAAGCAGGTATGGACGCTGCGAGTTTAGCGGGCGTTCTTCAAGCAGGTCAAGGTCAAGCTGGATTAAATGCTGCAAGCACGTTAGCCGCACAACAAGCTGCTGCCGGACAGGCCGGTTTAACCTCTGCGGCACAAACCGCTTTAGCCGGTAGAGATATTGCCGGGACTGCAAACACTGCAACATCAGATGCTATTACCGCCGCTCGAAATGCTGCCGCACAAGGTGCAGGGGCATTAGGTCAAGCGGGACTTAGCGGCGCAGGTATTGCCGCCGACGCCGGTTTAGGGGCTCGAATAAATGCGGCTCAAACGGGCGAAAGTCTAGCACAAGTTAACCAACAAGCTCAGATCGCGGCCCAGCAAGCGGGTCTTGCGACCGATACCGCTATTGCAGGGGCACGTCAAGCCGTTACAGGTGCCGGAGCGGGTCTAAGTCAAGCAGGAATTGGTGGATTAGCTGCGGCACAAGAAGCCGGGGCGGCAACACAACAAGCTATTAATGCAGCACGGGCCACAGCCGCCGGAGGAGCGCAAGCACTTGGCGCAGCCGGGTTAGCCGGTTCGGATGCAGCGTCTCAAGCAGGGTTAGGCGCTAGATTAGGTGCTGCTGGAACGGCTCAAGGTTTAGCGGGCGTATCTGACGCTGCACGGGCCGCGGCACAGCAAACAGGTGTCGGCGTAGCAGGTGCTACTGACGCTGCACGGCTCGCGGCCCAACAAGCAGGACAAGGTTTAAGTGGCGTAAGTGGCCAAGCTAGAACCGACGCGGAAGCGGCGGGTGTTGGCGGAATAGGTGCTTATGAAAGAGCCATGGGCGGAATTGATGATGTTGCGACAGCGGCTAGAAATGTTGCAGGCCAAGCTAGAACAGGGGGTCAGACGGCAGCACAACAAGCGGCTTCACAAACCCAATCTGCTATTTCTGGCGCAAGAGGTATTACAAGTGACGCCGCTAGAGCTTTACAACAAGCAGGCGCGTTAGGAACACAATCCGCTCAACAAGGCATTGCTGGATTAGCCGGAACTACTGGTGCTTATGATCCTTCCAGTGCTGGTGCTTATATGAACCAGTACGAAGATGCCGCGGTTCAACAAGCGTTGGCGGATGTTAGACGTGCTGGCGATATTCAACAGCAGGGTGTAGATGCTCAAGCTGTAAGTGCAGGCGCTTTTGGCGGATCACGTCAAGCAGTGGCCCAGAACGAAGTTAACCGACAAGTTCTTGAACAACAGGGCCGTACTGCGGCTGGAATGCGTCAACAAGGTTTTGAAAGCGCGTCTCAACGGGCTCAACAAGCTTATGAAGCTCAACAAGCTCGTAGTCAGCAAGCTGCACAACTTACGGGTTCGATTGGCGCTCAAGGTGCCTCATCCGGTATACAAGCCGCACAATCGGCAGGACAACTTGGCTTATCGGCAGAACAATTGGCTGCTCAAACAGCTCAACAGCAAGGTCAATTAGGCCTTTCCGCAGAGCAATTAGCCGCTACAACAGGTATGTCCGCAGAACAGTTGGCGCAGCAAGGTTTAACCCAAGGCGGACAGCTAGGGCTTTCTGCTTACGGCCAACAAGGTCAGTTGGCGCAAGGGGCAAGTCAGTTAGCTGCTTCAAACTTGGCGCAATCGGGCCAGTTAGGTATGTCCGCAGAACAAATGGCGCAACAAGGTTCGTTAAACGTTGGGCAGCAGCAAATGGCTGCGGAACAGCTCGCGGCCTCAAACTTTGCACAAGCCGGTCAATCAGGTCAAGCTGCCGAGCAGTTAGCGGGTCAGTTAGGTATGTCAGCCGCGCAGTTGCAAGGTCAGTTAGCAGGTCAAGCGGCTCAATTTGGCATGTCGGCGGAACAATTTGCAGGACAGTTGCTGCAACAGCAGGCTCAAACGGGTCTGTCGGCTAACCAGTTGTTGGCATCCTCTGCACAGCAGGCAGGTCAGTTAGGATTATCTGCCGAGCAGTTAGCGGCCCAAACAGCAGGCCAGCAGGCCAGCACCGGATTAAGTGCTGCACAACTTGCGTCCTCCAACTTTGCACAAACGGGTCAATTGGGCCAAGCAGCCGAGCAATTAGCCGGACAGCTTGGCATGTCGGGCGCTCAATTGCAGGGCCAGTTGGCAGGCCAAGCCGCGCAAATGGGCATTTCAGTAGAGCAACTTGCCGGTCAATTGGCGCAACAACAAGCTCAAACGGGTATGTCTGCCGAACAGCTTATTTCTCAGTCCGGGCTAACAGCAGCGCAACAAGGGTCCCAGTTAGGGATGTCTGCCGCTCAATTAGCTCAGTCAGGTGCTCAGTCAGGTGCTCAATTGGGTATGTCTGCGGCGCAAATGGCACAGACCGGTGCTCAAGCCGGTGGTCAAATGGGTATAAACGCCGCGCAAACGGCGGGACAGTTAAACTTGTCCGGCGAACAAATGGCCGCGGCCAACGCACAAGCTCTTGCTCAAACAGGCATGAGCTTACAGCAACTTCAAACGTCAACCGGTATGTCTGCCGCACAGCTTAGTGGGCAATTGACTGGCCAACAGGCTCAGTTAGGCCTATCTGCGGCGTCATCACAAGCCGACATTGCACAACGTGCCGCTCAAATGGGTATATCTGCCGAGCAATTAGCAGGTCAACTTGCAGGACAAGCCGGTTCGCTAGGTCAAAACCAAGCGCAACTAGGTGTGCAGGGTGCACAGCAGGCAGGTGCGTTAGGAATGCAGGGCGCAGAACTACAAAGCAGAATCGGAGAAGGTATCGGGGCTCTCGGAACTAACTACGGTCAGCTTAATATTCAACAAGGTGAAGGTCTTAGCCAACTCGGTCTGCGTCAAGCAGCACTGGGCGAGCTTGATCAAAACCTTGGTCAGAAAGAAGCCGGGTTTATCTTCGATGTTGGTAAGCAACAGCAAGGACAACAACAGGCCGAACTTGAAGCAGCGCGTCAAACACAGATGGCGCAGCTTTATGAACCATATCAGCGTGTCGGATTCTTATCCGATATATACAAAGGTGCTCCAACCAGTCAGCAGTCTATTACGTCTGCCACTGCTCCAAGCACTTCACCGGCCCAACAGATACTTGGTTTGGGCGTAGCCGGATTGTCAGCAGCAGCCGGTGCCAGCAAAGCGGGGTTGTTTTAATGAATAGAGAGATAATGGGGCGTCAAATGTTTGCCCAAGGTGGCCAAGTCTACCCTATGCAGGAAGGGGGAGCGATGCATCAGATGCCTGATGGTTCTATGATGCCTGATTCCGCAATGCCCGCGCCACAAGGACCAGCCCCACAAATGCCCGGAATGATGGCAAGGGGTGATCAAGGTGGTATGGATATCAATGCTGCGGCGGAAGGCGCAATGCAGAACGGTATTGATCCTACAGTTCTTGAGGGAATGTTGGGGAACTACGCTTCTCAAATGGAAGATTTAGATAACGCACAGGATTATGAGACCGTAATGAACGGTATCCGCGGCGATCAGGTCCCAGTAGAAGGTCGGTACGCCGAGCTTGCTGAAATAGTTGGTCCAGAAGATGCGCAGGCAACGCCTGAATCAGTGCTAACTTTGATACAACCTATTATGCAGATGGCTGCGGTTGACCAAGGTATTGGCGGATTAGCTCAAGACGAAATGAACGCGCCTATTGAAGGTGCGATGGCTGAAGGCATTATGTCTACTGTTAACATGGGCGCTCCGGAGGGCCCAGCTCCTGTAAATTTTAACCAAGGCGGCGCGGTCCATTATATGGCACCGGGCGGTGTCGTCCCCAGTGGGTTACAGTCAAGTTTTGACGAACGTCAGTCTTTATATAACAGCATTATTGGCCCAAAAGCTTATGATCAAGTCGATATTGATGCTGAAAGGGATATGACCCAAGCTCAAATGCTTTTTGATGTGGCAGGTACAGCCTTGGCTTTTGCTACCCCCGGTGACAGGCAGATGAGTCCCGGACAACGGTTAGCGCAAGCCGCTACTGACACACAATTATTTGAAAAGATAGGTGCTCGCGCAAAAGATCAAATGACAACAGACCGCGGTCGTAAAAAAGACATGCGCGATGAGAAAATGAAGATTGATTTAATGGCCCTGCAAAGTGCCGAAGCCCAAGAATTGCAAAAGGCAAAAGCCGCATCTACGGCAGCTTCTTCTGGGACGCAAAACTTTTTTAACGCAGAGGGGAAAATTGTTACAACCCTAAAAGGTAGCCCTGAGTTTTACAATGCCATCAGACTTGGTTTTACCGCTACGGGCCCTGTCTCTCAAAGTGCTGACGATAAAACTAAAGGTGTAAATTTCCGAAACCAGACTACGGGGGGCATTTCAACTTTTGTACAGGGTTCGCCTGAAGCCTTGGCGGCTATAAATGACCCTAACTTGGTCTTAACCGGCAACGCCTCGCAAAGTACAGAAGGTAAAGACACGCCTATTAATTTCAGATCGGCGGTAGACGGTTCTATAAAAACAGTTGTCAAAGGGTCGCCTGAAGCTAAAAAGCTTATAGATGACGAAAATTGGACTTACACTGGGACCACCTCGCAAACACCTTTGTCAACGGCTCGTGTAACCCTTTACAATGCTACTACCAACGAAACGTTAAATCCTTTGGCGTCTGATCCAAATATTGACGACTTGTTAAAAGAAGGGTTTGAAAGGGTAACCACCCCTTCTAGGCCCACTACGCCTAAGTTGGATGCAAGGACTCTATTTGTTACAGATAGCGCCCGTTTAACTGCTTATGGAGACGGGACTCTGAACCCCTCCGAAACTGCGCAATTCGAGCAGATTATTGGCGAAATGCAAATGCCTTCGACAACTACTATTCAAGGCCAGCAGGTTACGTCGCCGTCTAAGCCATTAAGTGGACCGTTATTGAAGGCAATCCGAAACAGGATGGCGGGTGGATATGAAACGACACCGTTTAATCTCCCTGAAAAAGAAGACAACACCAGCGACGCGATACTAAGCCTTCGTGAGCAGGCCGACACTGGAGCAGTAATCACTGCGTTACAAGACTATCGAAGTGAGGACAAAGGGACATTACCTAGAGACATCCTAAATTCGCCGGAGTTTAATGTTACGTTACTAGATGAGTCGGGGAGAACAGACTTGTCTTCAGAATCATGGAGAATGATTCCTACGCAAATATATAAAGCGGGTGTGAACTATGACGTTGCCCGTGGCCTCTCTACTGGCCCGGATCGTATTGCGACAATTTATAATGAAGTTGCCCGAGACGTTACCGGGGGACGTGTTAGTTCAGAAGGGTTGATGATTTATCAAGCGGACAATGACTTTAAAGCTTTAAAAACGTTAACAAAAGGAAGGATCACTTCCGCTGTAACCGAAGGTAGAGTTTTAAAATCAGTTCAAGATGAGATCAATGAGTTTTTAGACCCCTTACAACCCGGAGTCTTTAAGTTTGACGCAAAGGCCCGAGCTTCGTTAAACTCTATCGCAGGGATACTGGCTACATCATTAGATGAACAAGTTGAGTTATTGCCGGAATTCGGTGGTGATCCAAGCGGTTACTCTAACACCGATATACAAACTGCTAGGAAAACTGCTAGGCAACTGAAAAACTTACTTACTGAGTATGTTCAATTTGGTGATCAAATGGATTCATTTTTGAGCGGAAGACAAGGTGTTGGTGGTACAGTAGGGCAAGGCACTGTACAACAAAACCGTAACGTCCTTTACAAAGAAGCTCAAAAACAACAAGGCGGTGGAAATTAGATGACTACAACAGGTTTAACTCCATTAAGTAATCAACCCGACCCCGAAGAAAGCGTGGACGACCTGCAACCGATTCCTTTTGGAGCGGAAGAGTATCCTGTAGTGCCCCTCCCGGACGAAGACGTCGTATCGGAAGAATTACCCCCGTTGTTCTCTTTCGGCGACAAAGAGTTGTTCGCTCAAAAATTAGAAGAAAAAGGCATTGAAGGTGTAACCCGAGACGTTGTTGGGATTGTAAAACAACAACTGCCACATTTTAATTTCACATACGAAGATTTAAAAGACGGTTCAGCGGATGTATTAGACCTTATAAAGCCTGCGGGAGACATTCCTACGCTAAGTAGAAGTATGTCAGATGAAGCTATTTTGGCAATGTTCACCGACTTAGAAGATTACGGAAAATATGACCCTCCTGTCCAAAGCCAAAATGCTGACGGGACACCTGCTGTAGATGAAGCAGGGCAACCTATTTATGAAGAAAAAAACTACAATCTTTCCGCCTTTGCCGGTGGTGGTTTAAGAAATACTGCCGTAGACGCAGGGTTTATGACGCTTGGTGGGTGGCAAGGCGCTCGACTTGGAGCTGCGGCCTATATGTCACGGGTTCCTCGCACGGGACTTCCCGGTCCCGGAAAAGTTTTGGACGTAGGTGGTAAATTAGTTGCGGCAGGAATAGGTGCGGTAGTGGGTTCAGGTGTTTTACAGCCTGTTGCAGACTACGTTAACGAGTGGTTATTTGACGAGCCGGACCCTATCGTAATCCCTAGCTTACAAGCGGCTTATAATGCAGGTGAAACCACGGCCTACGGGCTTACTTTCCTAGCCTCTCCATGGGTTGGTACTCGTTTAGCCGCAAAACCGTTAGGCGAGGCGTTTAATGCCGCCAAAACGTTAGAAAATTTTGCAACTATTGCTTCCAGTAAGTTTAAGCCGGATACATTAGTTAAGTTGTATGGAAAAGACATCACTGAAAGAGCACTTACCGCAGCGGCCACACAAGCCAGTAAAGGCCCTATTCGTAAAGCCCTTACACCTAATATTGCAAAAGGGCCTACTGCTACTCGAATAACTGACACTATTATGAGAGGCGGTAAAGAAGCGTTAGAGGCAGGCGCTAGAAACCCTAAAACTTTCTTAGGCGTAGAATCGCTAGTAATAGGTGGAATGGGTGTTGCCGCATATAACGCTGAAAAACTAGCCCCCGGAAGCGAGGGTGTACGTTTCGGAATGGAGTTGTTATCGGCTCCAGTTTCCTTGTTAACGGTAAAGCCTGTACTGGCCGTTACGCAAGCCACTACAAATGTTGTTAAAAGCCTTATAAAAGGTGATGTCAGCGCAAGAGGTAAAGGTCTTCTTTCGGAAGGCCTAAACCAAGAAGCCGGTAAAAGAATTACAAACGAAATACGGAACAGTCCCGAATACTTAGACGCCGAAAACCCCGATGCTGAATTAGATGCGTTAATAGAAACTTTACTGAACGCACCTAAAGGTGACGATGCGCCACTACCCACAACCGTTGCAACTGAAGCGGGCTCGGCTTTAGCCCCCGTAATGGCCAGAACTGAAGCTCAGTTGGCTACTCGTGAAAAAGATTTAGCCGTTGCTACCGAGAAAGGGCGTGAACAATTTGTTGCGGATTCTAAAGAAGCCATACTTAAACTCCGCCAGACACAGACTCCAGAAGGCTTGCAGTTGGCCGCGGCTATCGAACAAAGAATAGTGGAGCAAGAAGCCATTGACTTAATCGAAGGAGCAAACACAAAGTTAATAGCTGCTTCCGAAAGAGTGTTTGGAAACGATGAAACAATTCCGCAAGACGCGGCCCTTGGAAAAAGATTTTACGACCTTCAATTGAAGCTTGTGGCCAGCTTAAAGACAAAACGGGACAAGTTGTACCGCGCTGTACCCGACTTTGAAGTACGACAGTTTAGTACGGCAGACGGTACTAAAGTACGTCAACCGAACTCGCTTACTATTTTTGAAGTTCCTGTCTCAGAAGGTGGTCTCAAGTTTAGTAGTGACGGGTCTCAAACAGAGTTTAATACTTTGTTAGGTGGTTACAAAGATGACTTTGCGGCCATGGATGCCTATTATAATCCTAAAACAGATGGCGACGGGAACCCTATTCCCGCAGATTTTCCTGTTCAGTTTAGCCGGTTGCGTGAAATGCAAGCTCATTTTAAATCATTAAAATCAGCTAGAGAACGCGTTAACCCTATGGACAGTATGGCTACGCACATTAACAGTTTAATCAAAGCCATAGACCAAGACATGACCGGAATGGATGCGGACGGTGTGTTTCTGAATGAAGCCGGTGAACTCTTAACCACAAATCAGGCTGAGATTGTAGAAGCGTATACAAAAGCAAAGGCTTTTACTTACGGAATGCACAACGTAATTTCAAGGACTTTTGTCTCTGAAACATCTAAAGTTAATGCTCAAAGAGGCATGGTTTTAGACCCTTTAGACGCCGTTAACGCCGTAAGAAAAGGCGACGACATACCGTTAGCTCGGATAAACCAGATGCAGGCCGCGGTAGACTTTCTTCGGAAAGAAGCTGGAGATATCTCAACTATTTCGTATACAGATAAAAGTTCAGGCCAACGCTATAACGATGTGAAGTTTGACGCTGAACAAACCGGCTCAGAGCTTAACGAAGTCTTCGAGTTGATCATCCGAGACGGACGTAAAAACATCATGGATCAAAAAGTTGATCCGGTAACAGGTGAAATAATCCGCACAGTCAATTTGAAGAAATTAGAACAGTATAAGAATCGTCCTAACAGTAAAGCATTGTTTGCTATTTTTCCGGGCTTTGCGAGAGACTTAGATAGCGCGGAAAGTGCTCAAAAATTAATGATGGAAGCTACCGCTCAAGCGAAATCCCTTAGAAACACAGACGAACAAAAAGCGTTTACATGGTTTTTACAAAGGCCCGATAGTGCAACTAAAGTGATTTCTCAAATTGTTGCAGGTGAAAGTAAAGTATCGTCTCGAAAAGCTTTGCAGACCATGGTTGATAAAATAAAGAACAAAGGAAGCTACACCGACAATGAGTCTGGGGCGGTATACACGTCCGATCAGGTCTTAGACGGTATGCGAGCAGCTATCTCTAATTACGCTGTAACTAAAGCGGGTGGTCCGGGATTTGCTTTTAGTCCAACTATTTATTATGACACGTTGTTTTCTGACTTAAAAAACGTAGATGCAACTTCCGTCGAAGGCGGTTTAAGATTAATGGACTTTATGAAGAACAACGGCATGGTTGATGAGGCCTACATTAAAAACTTGCAAAAAGCCGTTGATCAGATGCGTAACGTAGAGGAAGGTATAGCAAACAACGAGCTTTCCGGAGAGTTATTTAAGCGTCCTAGTTATGCTTCCCTTGGTATGCTTCGAGTAGGGGGTGCAATGGTTGCAGGTGCTTCGCTTGCCCGTTTCAAGAAGTTATTAGGTGCAATAGGCCTACAGGATGTTGGCGTCGGTGCAAGTATCACGGCGGGTAGAGAAGGAGTTGAGGCCGCAATGAGGCTTGTTACGGGGCCGGAAACTTTGGTTATAAACAATATGTCCCGTATATTTGCTGACCCTGAGATGTTAGGACTGGCGATAAAAGAAGCTAAAAATGCGGACGAGTTAGTTAACAACCTGTCTCAGTTACAGAAAATGCTAGGCTCTCAAGTCCTTAGATTAGGCGTTAAAGTAGAACGTGATGTCTTCTCGGATGAAAGTTTTGTTAGACCGGGGGAAATGGGCGACAGAGAAGCCGATTACAGTAAACAGCAGTTGGCCTTCCCACCTGCACCTGCACCTGCACCCGTACAGCAACAAGTTTTACCCCCGAGTAATATTCAGGGGTCAATG